CGGCCCTTCTCCTCAATCCACCTAGCATAACGTGATGTTGCAATGAATGTTTGGTAGTCGGTAGGTAGATAATTACTGATCACTTGGGTTTCTCCCGGAAAGTTGGTTCAAGCGCATCTCGCAGTAACGAATGGCTTTGTTGATATCGTTGATTTCGGATTGGATAGGATCTTGCCCGGGATACAATTTAGTACCCGCCCGGGCCACATACTTGATGACGTTGCCAGCCCAAAAAGAAAGCCTGTTGGACATAATGAAATCCACAGGCTGATTGGTGTGTTGGGCGTAATGTAGTGGGGCCTTTATGAGGTCTGGCTCTTTGACGATATCCTGGATCTCATTGACCTTGTCTTTCATCCATTGCTCATGCCGCTTCATGACTTTTGGTCTCCCCAGTAAATAGGATTGGCTTAAAGTCCTGGGCGTCCCAGTCAGTCCACCTAAGGATCCTGGCAAGCCTTGCCTGGACCAGGGCGTCTTCACGTGTCTGCCCGGCTTTGATGTAGGCCTGTTCGACCAAAGACCACACTGGGCGGCTGCCTAAGAGCTTCTCAGCTGTCTTAGGCCCATAACCTTTGAGGCCTGGGTAACCGTCAGTCGTGTCGCCGGTCAGCGTTTGCATAAGGAAGTTGTAGTCAGCCTCAGCCTCAGTGATGGTCGTAAGCTCATCGGACATAGGCCGGTATAGTCTGCCCGGGACTGTCTTTAGGTCCTTGTCATCACTGACCATGATTGCCTGGTCCTGGTTAGGCGGCATCGTAGCGAAGATGCCCAGGACGTCATCAGCCTCGAGACCAGGCAGCGTGATGCAATCATACTTACCCCTGGCCCACTCGACCATGGCAGGGTATCCCAGGGGCTTCCTGGTCTTCTTCCTGTTGGATTTATAGTTGGGGTAGACGGTCTTTCGGAAGTTCACTTTATCTGAGATACACAAAGTGACCTTATGGCTGTTCAGACGCTCTTCAATAAACGCCAAACGGTCTTGGAACATGGCCTTAGCTTCTTTGAGGTCTGTAGTTAACGACCATACATCGTCACCCCAGTCTGTTTCCTCTTCAGCTGCGCTACATGCTTGGTAAAGTAAGATATCCGCATCAACCAAAATCATGTTCAATCTCCGACATAAAAGCTGCACCCTGGTCGTTGACCATCCAGGTGTTACCCCAGACGCCTAAGACGATCTCAGTTGTGATAAGGCCCTCAGTGGCGCATATAGCGACCACCTCTGCGTTATCCCTCGCAAACTTAGATTTACATTTGAACCCTTTGTGCCAGGCTTCCCTGCACACTTGGTACATCTTCATCAGGCCCTCTTCGGCACTGCCATCAGAGCCAGGATCAATGGGTATCTGCCCAAGTTCCCCCGATGGTTGCATCGGCCCCGACTGGGATGCGGAATCCAAAGCTTTCTCCAGCTTTTTCCGCGCTTCTTCTAGCGATATCACAGACATCCTGTTCGCTTCCTTTCTTGACTGAGATTTGGAGTTCGTCATGGACCCAAGCGATGATCTGTGCATCGATGCCCTGGGCTTTGATCTCTTGATCAACCAGGCACAACCACTTCTTACAGATCAGGCCACCTGCACTTTGCAGCAGGGTATTGAGGGCAGCATGTGCGCTTCGCACCTTAACCTGGCGACCATCGAGGCCTTTGATAAACCCACGCTTTGAGGCTTGCTCTACAGCCTTCTTTAAGGTCCTAAAGGCTGGTAGTGCTTCCATGAAACGCTCTTTTAGGAGCTTTCCTTCTTTGGCACCTTTGTCGATGATGGATCCGATCTTGGTGTCTCCGGCTCCATACAAGAGGGCGTAGATGAAGGTTTTGGCTTGGTCTCTTGTGTCGAGACCTGCCGCCTTCTGGTTTGTTGTATGGATGTCGCCATCCAGGATCTCTTTCGCATATGCACCACCGTCATCTAAAAAGTGGGCCAGGCATCTCAATTCGAGACCCGAAAGATCCGTACCAACCAGGGAATAACCAGGGTCAACCGTGAACAACTCACGGCACTGCTGACCCCATGGCAACCTGGTTGCAGGGACCTGGGCTAAATTTGGAAATCGATGAGATGCACGGCCTGTCACAGTACCGTTAGAAACAATTGAGTGCCGCAGCTTACCGTCAGCATCCACTCTTTTGAGCCAGGCCTGACCACCTTCCGCTAATTGACCTAGGCGTTTGGTCAACAGGAATAGCTGAGAGAGCTTTTGCGCCTCAGGGTAATGAAGCTCACCCAGGACCACGTCATCGATGATAGCGTGACCTGCCGGGGTAAAGCTCTTAGGCACCCAGGCATACTTGAGTTTCAGGCAATGCTCGATGTGTCTACGGCTGTTGTGGTTAAACTCAACCACGGTAACCTTTGTAAAAGGCTCACCTTTGACATAACCCAGCTTCTTGTTGTTGACCTTAGGGATAAACTCTTCGTGGATTTCCCATGGCTCGAAGAGGTCAGCCATCTCGAGTTCGAGCTTGGACCTCACTTGTGCCAAAGCAGCATATAGCTCCCCGGCCTTCTTATTATCAAAGGTCCAGCCAGCCTTACCTATGGCGTCCGTAATATGTGCGACCTCATGCTCGAGGTCGATGGATT